GCACCCAAGGTTGAACCTATCGATCTAATAGCGCCCCTCTGGCCAGCCTCGTTTTTAACGGCATTTATGGAAGTTGCCGCAAAAGACTCCGCGAAAGACGCTTGGATAAAACCCTTGGAAAACTCTTTGCTTATTTTCTTCTGAAGCTGTCTAAGGTCAAACTCATAAATGTCTGCCACAAGTTCGCCAAAACTGTCTCTGACCGCCTCAATGTTACCGATTAAGTCTTGACCAAAAGCGTTTCCAAAATCTTTAAGTTTGTCGTTAGCCTTGTCTAAGTCGCCCATAACGTCTGTGAGTTTACGAGCATCCTTACGTGTACGCATGAAAGCCGCGCCCGCAGCCGTAAACAAAGGTATGGCTACACCAAGAACCGTACCTACGGCTAAGAACTTGCCTCCAAGCAAGGTTAAAGTACCCGCCATCTGGGTAGCCTGCTGACCGAAGGCGACAAAGGCGTTTGTACCAGACTGAAGCTGTACTAGGAAGTCACCAACCTGATAGCCCGCTTGCTGGTACATGACCCCGTTACGACTAATGCGGCGACCCATCTGGCCTGCTGCACCAGCGGTTTCATTCATGGCCCTGCGAACTTGCAAGAGTTGATCTAGGTACTGCTGCTGAGTGATCCTACCTGCGGCAAGTTCTGCCCGTAGAACCCTCTTGGCTTCTTTGAACCTTTGTGTAGAGGCGTAGTTTGCGTCAATAGACCTACGCAGGTTTTCATAAGACCTAACCTGCAGATCAAACGCACGGTTGGCCTCTTCGGCTTCCCTACGGGCGCGGGCGTACTCTTTGGCTTCTTTCTTAGCTTTACTTAGGGCAGCAGCTTCAGCACGTAGAGCCTTGCCGTGGTTTAGCAACTCTTTAGTGCTTTTACCGTTAGCTTCTGCAAGTTTGCGAACAGCCCGGTAGTACCGCTGGTAACTTGAGGCCCCCCGACCATATGCGTCAGAGAGAGTCTTAATGTTTTTTTCGAGAGTGTTTGTAGACTTGATAGCCTCAAGCAAACCCTTGTTGCGAACCTCAATGTCTAATCTGATGTTATTGTTAGCCATTAGCCACCCTCATATATACTGCATCAATACGCATGACACCCTGAACATCTCTGCTATCAAGGGGCGTATCAGTCAGTTCTTTCCATGCTTTGATTTGTTCGTAAGTAATCGGGTTAGGTCCGCTAAAGCCAGCAGTTCGACTGTTGCTTAACGAAATAAAGGCAGACCAGACATGAGACACTAACCGAGGAAACTCTGGCCCCTCTAGTTCTTGTGGCTTACGTCCGATCTGCCTTTCAACTTGTTCTAGGTGTTCCCTTTGAGATACACCATTCTGATCGGGTTTGTTTAGTTTGAACGTATGTTCAGCAAAGTCTTCCAGTTGCCCGATCAGCCGTTCATAAAAGCCTGAGAACTATTCAGGGCCTCCTCAAGTTGAGGCTTAAGCCAGAACAGTTCCTCGTAGATAGCCTTAGCCTTAGCGACAGTCAACTTAGGTTGCTTGTCATCATAGGTAATGTCCCAAGACTTAGTAGCCTTTGACAGCAACTCTAGGCTGGCTTGCTCTAGGTCTTGTGCGGTAAGGCTCATGTCGCCAGACTTTTGTGCAGCATTAAGGCGCTTGTTAGTCTGCTCGTACATAGCTTCCTTGTAAACCTTAGAGTGTGGTGCATGAAGGACAATAACCATATTGCTACCATCCTTGTTGGTCAGAGGTTCACCATTCACAGGGTGCTTAACTTCTACCACCACTTCGTCACTCTTAGGTGCAAAATCTTTCAAATCCATAGTCGGGTTCCTTTATGTATAGTCGGGTATGAGATAATTGGGGCCAGCGCCACCCGACACAGCACCAGCCCCTCCCTTGCGGGATTCTTATGTACGAGTAATCTTCAGGTTCGTCCCTTCGGTGTCATCGTACAGAGCCACGAAGGACATATTGACGATACGGCTGTTAGGACCGTCAACACCTACGTCAGCACTGTTGATCTTAACACGGGGGAACAAGAAGGTGTAGGAGTTACCACCCGTGGGGTCATCCACAGATACGGAAATCTCAGTCTCAGTCTCGTTCAGGAAACGGTTGACCAGAGCAGCATCCTCAAAGTACGCAGTGACAGTACCTTCAATCTCCGCACGACCATACTCAAGACAAGGAGCAGAGTCATCACCGACAACAAAGGTAGGTGCGTAGGAGTTGTTCAGGGTAAAGTCAATACCAGTAACGATGGTAACAACCGAGGAAGCACCTACGTTACCGATTGCCAAGTCACCAGAGTAAGCATCGAAAGGAGCATTACCAGAGGCAGCGTCTTGGGTCTTCTCAGTCTGACCGATAGTCATGTCCTTACCGACAATACCGAAGGTGGTAGTCACCATCTGGTTAGGCGCAATGGAAATAGCCATCGTGGACACCGTACAACCAGTGAACAGACGGGCTTGGTCAATGTCAGCAGCGTAGTCTTCGATAGAGAAATACTTGGGGGTTGTGCCAACCTTAAGCACGTCAAGCGCCCAAGTGTTCAGCATAGCAGACTCAAGGAAAGCATCGTAGTCACCTTTACGAAGGTCAGCCACAATGTCACCACCAGCTTGACGGTTGCCGTGACGGTCAACACGAGGCATACGGTCAGCTTGAATGTCGTTACCAGCAACACGGTCTTTGGTTAGGTTCAGCGAGTGGGTGCTGAAGGGTAGGTTCGTAAAGTTGCCAGCGGGTGTAGTGCCGAAAGTAGATTCGACAATATACGAGAGGCTGGAACGCGAACCCTGTGCGAAACAATCAGTCATCTAGGTCTCCTAGTTGTAGATGAACCAGCCGATGTTGACTGGAATTAAGAACCAAGGAGCATCGGTTAGTCCAATGTCTCTCTCAGCGTAGTCAATACAAACAGTGTAGTCATCACTGCCATCATTGTAGGTAATGTCCGTAGTGGCCTCGAAGCCTTCCAGCAACTTCTCTACAATCTCTTCACAAGCAGCGGGTCCAGAGCCTTCAGGTGCATACACATTGATTGCTAGGATACCGCGATACTCTTGCTGTGGATTAAGACCCTTTACGGCTGGCCTACGTAGTGTCGGCATATAAGAAACCCTAAGGAAACTCTGGCCAGTTGTAGGTTCGTAGGGGACGTTCTCATAGGCAATGTCGGGTAGCCCTGCGATGTTAGATAGGTGGGTCTCTAGTGCAGCCCTGATCTTACGGTTAATGTCAGCCATACTTATTCCTCAGTCTGCCGAAGATACGATAACCTCCGTTTGCTTCTGGACCCTTTGGCCCTGCCCTACCTACTGTACCGTTCTCTACGAACACCGCATGGTTAGCGTCATTACGGAGGGTGTATGACCTGTTCTCAAGCACCTTATCGGAGTCTGCAAAGACCGACTTAATGTCCCCTTGAACTAGGTTTAGACCTTCTGCTTTATCCGCAAGGGTGCCTGTCTTATCCGGGAACTTCCAATGTGCACCGTCAACCCTACGTCCGCGACTGCTAGAGTTGTCTGCCTTGAACGAGAAGGACTTGACGTAGGCACCGGACCAGACAGGAGACATATTAAGAGCATCCTGAGACATCTCAAGGAAGTAGTCTTCTAGTTCGTTGCTTACAATCTGTTTGGCTTGATCCTGCATGTTCTGGATGGCTTTGAGACCTTTGACGGTTACCTGTGCCATGTTATTCCCTCACCTGACAGATGTAGCAGACCGGGTTTTCACCTTCGTAGATAGTCTGCGTAGAAACAACCCTTACGGTGTCCCCTATGCCTACCAGCAGGTCGCTCTCATCAGGCTCAGGTATGGTAGCACCCGAAGTATCAAGTGTGGGCAGGAGCGCCCTCCTATCGCCTCTCACGACATTATCAATAGACAGTTCAGACAACATGAATTGTGCCATGTAGGACTTAACCGTGTAGTCTGTTGTTGTGTTACCTACAGTACCCGTATCTGGGTCATATGTACCCGTGACTACCTTCCTGTATGTGACCACCTTACCGAACTCTTGTATCAGCCCGTGCATGTCTTTAGCGAGCATAGGAACCTCCCTCAGTATTCGTCGGAGTTAGGAGGATTAACGAACCTATCTCTACGGAAAGCAGGCTCTACACGGTCAGTATTACTACGGACAGCACCTACTCGTGTCTTACTAATACCACCCGCTAGAATACCAATCTGTGCGCCTAGCTTCTTAGCCTGATAGTCCAACTTGTCGGCCAACGAAAGGTAGTGGTCATAGAGGTCACTGTAGTGAGCCATTAGCTGACCGTCTAATTCGAGAGTAACCTTAGAGGCATACTTAGAGGCTACAGACCGTGCAACATAGGAAGCAGCAGCGTTGACGTCATCCTTAGTCTGTGCTAGAGAAAACTCAATCTCTTCGTTCTGGACCTTCTGGTCATTAGTGTCTGTGTCACCTACAAGGAAGCGCACAGTGTTAAGG